TAGGTACTGTAGAAGGATTAGGATGGGATGTAGATGTAAAAGATTGCGAAATAATAGATTATTAATATTATAATAAAGGAGGTAATTAAATTGGCAGAAGATACTAGAAACGTTAGATGTCCAGTATGCAATAGTACTAAAATAAAATCTTCAATAGAAGGTGCAAAAGCAATTTTCATATGTTTATCATGTGGCCATGCTTTTTAAGAAAGGAGTTGTAAAAGATGATATATTGCGATAGATGCGATGGTGACACTAAATACACAGGTTCTGATGGAATAAAAATATATTATATATGTGTAGATTGTGGAAATAGAATGTATTTTCCAATAAAAAAAATTGAACAAAGAAAGAAAGAAGGAGAAGAAATGTTAAGAGAAGAAATGAGGGATAAATATGGAAAGTAATAAACCTAAATGTGTAAGTTGTGATGCTGAAATGTATCAGTACATGGATGATGAGAAATATGAGTATTTTAAGTGTCCTGAGTGTGGTAATAAAATAAAAGTACCTAAATAATAAATAGAGGATTTATAAATCCTCTTTCATGCTCGGTAAATTAAAGGTAAAGAAAAGATATTGACGAATATCAAGTATCCTGAGTTCGATTCTCAGGTCGAGCTTTAAAATAATAAAGAGGTGATAATATGGCTTATAGAGAAATGACATTAGAAGAAAAAATACAGGAATTAAATGAAAGTTTGACAAATCAACCACCAGATGAAGAAAAGATTAAAAAGATTGAAAGTATACGGGAGTATTATAAGAAAACTGGTGAAGCTATTTTAAGAAATTGCCCGAATTCTAGGAATTTATCTATTGCTATAACAGCATTAGAAGAAAGTCTTCATAGGGCAATAAAAAGTATAGTATTAAAAAAATAGAACGAGAGGATGTATTAAGATGTTAACTAGAAAAAAATTAGAACAAAAATTAAACAAGGAAGATAAAATATGTATGACTACAGTATGTTTATTGCCATCAGGAGCAATTGAAACACTTGTTAATTATCAAGATTTAGAAGCCAAAAAGAAGTATCTTTTAAGTGCGTACGATGAAAAATTAAGATTAAAAACAATGCAAGATATTATATTATTAGATTGTATAGTTATTTCAAAAAATGATGTTGATATGATGAAAAAATAAAGAAAGGAAGATGATTATGGGTTGGTGTGCAATTGATTTTTGTAATAATGTGTGGAAATTATTTAAAAAGTATGTACCTGCAAAACAGCAAAAAACAGTAGCTAGAAAGCTAATTGAACTATTTCAGGAATATGATATGGACGATATGTGTGGAGATTCAGAAGTAGAAATTGATGCAGGTATTAAATATGATGATGAAGATGAATAAGAAAACTAAAGAAACAATATTAACTTTTGTAATTGTTGCATTATCTGCAACAATTACTTTTATATCTCCATACAAAACTTATATTCCACTCTATATAATTATCTTGCTATGTAGTAGATTGTTAGCAAGAATTATTTTGTTTTTTAAGTAAACTTAGCAAGTAATTAAATATTAAAGACTCTTTTAATCAAAAGAGTCTTTAAAGTTTTATTATATAAATTTTTGATAGTCTATTTTAGAACAATTAAAGAGAGTATCTCTTGAATTATTAGATTTTATAAGATAATTTTTTTCCAATAAAAATTTATATATTCTACCTGCTTCTCCTTGTGTTATACCTATTGCAGTACCAACTCTTTTATATCCTGGTGATATAGAATTATTTTTTAAATTACATTTACAATAGTTTAAATATTTTATAATATTATTAATATTTAATTGCTTTTTAGTATATAAGTTTTCACTTGTATGCTCTTTAAAATAATGAATCATGTTATAATCAAAAGAAGGATTTAATTCATTTATATATTTTTTTTCTAATTTGTTTAACTCCAATTCTACACAAATATCTAATATTTCAAATGTAAATGATTTATATCCATATTTATTAAAATCTTTTTGCATCACTTTATTACAATGTTTATTATTTAATAGCTCAAGTAGATGTTTATTTAAACGATTAAATACATTTGTACTACCACCAATATAAACTTTATTATTTTCTTTATTTCTTATTGAATATATTGCAATCATTTCACTTGCCTCCCTTTTCAACTTGCTCTCTAATAAATTTTAAAATTACTTTAGACATGTTTTGAGAATTTTTTTCACATAAGTTTTTAAAATCTTTTTTTAATTCTGGTGAAATTGCAATTCTTATTTGTTCACTTTTCATTTTTTCATCCCCTTTGCTAATTTTTACACTATTATACTATAAGGTTATAAATTATACAAATTTTATTACCTTTAGCACATGGAAATAATTAAAAATTAGCAAATAATTGTAAATTTATTACATATCTATAGTATCCTGTGTTTATTAATTTAGCAGATGTTTAAAAATTACATTTGACCTATTTTACTGAATTGCTAATGTTCTCAAGTCTGCTAGTATATCTTTTTAATAATGATGCAACAATTTTTATCTTGTTGTATTACAAGACATTTATACTTGCTAATTTACAGAAATTAACATACCTATAGCAAACATTTATACTTGCTAATTTACAGAAATTAGTGTACCCATAGCAACGAAGTGTACCCATAGCAAACAATTGTTCCCATAGTAAAAGAGATTTACATTATTTAAATAAATCATTGACATTCTGTAATTATTATAATAATATTATATTACTAATAATACAAAGGAGGATTTAAGATATGTTTGAAATAGGGGATAAGGTAATAATCAAGCGTAGCAAGGAAATGTCGGAGCATATGGCAGGTATAGGAGGTATGTTGAACCACATGTCCAGAGAAGGAATACGACATACTTTCGGAGCATTTCACAATAAATTATCTGCTTTTAATGGTGATGAATTTAAAGGTATAATTCATGCAAAAGGATTGTTTGATTGCTATATAGTAAGGACGCCAAATGATAAGTATTACGCTATCACTAATGAATATAATGAAATGAAGGTGCTTGAAGATGAATGAGACAATGAAGAAGATAATAGAATTATTAGAAAAAATGACACCAGAGCAACAAAAGGATGAATTGTTCAGGTTAGAACATAAGCAACAAGTAAATTGTGTAGTATATGCTGAAATTTTAAGTACTGGTGAGGTAGGTACATATGAGGTAATGGAACAACCCTGGGTTGAGTATGACATGTGGAACGATATACACGATGAAGTTAAGGAATTGAAGGAAAAAGGAATTGATATAACTAACAGTAAGGTCATATTGTTATATTCATGTAAAATAGATGAAATGACTAATCCAGAAGGAACTAAGGATTTTGATTATTACTTAGATTTAGTAGATTATTATATTATTGAAAAAATGGTTGATAAATATTATGAAGTAGAAGATATTGAGGGTGAAGATGATTTACCTGAAAAATTTGACCCTGGTGAACTTGATTTATTAGATTAAAAAAAGACTCTTGAGAGTCTTTTTAATAAATTGAAAACAAAAGAAAGAAGATGAAAAAGATGAATAAAAAAATTAAAGATATAATAATAGCTTATGACCATAATCATGCAAGGTATATCTCATACCATAATCATGTAGATATAAGAAAAGCAATAGTATTCAGGCATCATGGTGAATCATCAGATTGTTTGAATGTTAAAGAAAATTTTACATACCCTAATCCTAAATTAGATTCACAATTTCTACAATTAAAAGGGTATTCAGGTACATTTTGTTTCTATTTTGAACATTCAAAATGTGAAATAATAGATACACCTAGATTATGGGAATTGATTTATGATTTATTAACAGCTCATGAGGTTAAATATCGCATTTTAGCAGATGAAACATTTGCTAGATTATTATCAAAAGTATCAATAGATATTCATAAGAGAGGATGATTAAAAATGAGAGAATTTGTTAGTCAAAATACAGGAAAACAATATACTGTAATGTATGAATATTGGTTAAAAAATTGTCCAGTATGCAAAACCGATTTATTTTGGAATAGCTATAGTGATAAAGAAGTATCTAATAAAGATATGAGTAAATGTATAGCATTTGATTTAAAGATTCAATATTGCGAAAAATGCGACGATTACTATGTTTGTATAGAATAAGGAGGATTAAAAAAAACATGGAAAAAATGAGAAAAATAATAAAAAAAGATAAGATAATGGAAATATTAAAAAATGGTGGATATGTTACATGGGATTCAATATGTGCTAGGGCATCATTACATGATAAGAATCATGTGTATATCGGTGGTATACGATTTAAAACATATCTATCATTATCTTTAGAATCTAAAATAGAAATAGATTCTTATGGATATAAAGTACAAAGGAAATATTTAAAGACAGATAATAAAAATAATGTATTAAAGGAGATTAAAAAAGATGTATGAGTTTAAACAAGCTATGATTAACCTGGAAAAAGCTAAAGAAGAATATAGTAGACAATATTCAAAATTAGCAGGTGAAATAAAAAAAATAATTGATAGTTATAGAACATCACAACTAGATGACCCTGAGAATCCAACATTATGCTCAGAAACACAAGTTATATGTGAGTTTGACATGATACATGTCCATGAAATAGATAACATAGTAAAAGAGATAATGGAACTGCTTACAGAAAACTAAAAGAGAGTTATCTCTCTTTTTTAATTTGACTTACCGTAAAATAAGTAATATAATGTAATTATTAAAATATAAAGGGGATTAAAAGTATGAAGAATAAACAAAATGCAATAAACAGTTCAAAGAATTCAAAGAAAAAGGTATATAATTTTTGTAAATATTGTGGCACATTTACAAAAGATACAGTGAGACAAGGTTGTACTAATGTACATCATGGGTTTAATAAAAAACATTATAAAGGAGATTGATGATGGATAAAAGTAAAGAGATAATGAACATATTAATAGGTAACCTTGAGTTATCTATGGATATTCTAATAGAAAATGACCATTGTAAGGCTGCTGAAAGTATTGAAAAAGCTATATATCATTTAAATAATGATAAAATATCTAAAGAACTTGAGGAATCTACAAAAATGGAAGCATTAAAAGATTATAGTGAATCAATGAAAATGAGTGTTATTAAAGATTTTGAAGAATCGGGGGAGTCAGAAGTTGAAATATAATAAATTTATACATGGTTTTGACCCAGGTGAGTCTACAGGATATGTAAAATTTGGAATTAGTGAAGGTACTATAGAATCAATGCAAATTCTCTTTAATTATAAGGGAATACATGCAATACTACAAACTGTAGAACCTGGTGATATCGTAGTATTTGAAAAAAATGTAGGAAGAATGATTACTCAAGACCAGTCTGATATGTGCAAGAAAGTAGGATATATTGAGGGATATTGTGAAGTTAATAATTTAAGGTATTATCAAAATACTCCTTCAATGAGACGTGGATTCAGGAAAATAGCAGAAAGATATATTAAAAATAATTTTTATAAAGATTCATATAGGGTACATAATATAGATGCTTTTGCACATGTCCTATGGTACTTAAATAAACATGGAGGAATTGAAAAATTCAAATGATATTTATTATAGTAGCTACTATAATATTATTGGCTATAATATTGCTAGTAATTCAAGTGTTTATTATAGATGAAATAATAGGAATCTATAATCATATGAAATTTAAAAAACAAATGAAACAAACAGAAGAAAGGAATAAAAAAAATGATAATAAAAATAGATGATAAAACATTAGAAAAATATCAAACAAATGAGGAATTATCAAAAGTGATAGTAGATATATTAAATGGAAACTTTGATTACCCTGGTATAACAATTGTAGGTGAACCAAAAGACAGTAATTATAAGATAACTGACTGTTCAGATTGTCCATTAGAAAGGAATAAAAAAATATGAAATTTTGTATAATTTACTGGATAATAGGTTTAATACTAGGCTATATTTTAATACCTCAAGCAGCTAAAGATTTAAAGAAGGAACATGAAGGATATAGGGATTTCT